CGTCAGAACTGGTTAAGGTTTCTCTATATTATATATAAAATATAAATTATGGATGATTCAATACGTCTTAGCGAATTCATGGAACAAATAAATTACTGTTTATCTTTAAAATTTAAAGAAACATGGAGATACAGGTTTTCTACACACTTCATTGAAATATTTCAAGAAAAAGTTTTAAAGTCTTTAGAAACACAAAGACCGCTTAAGTTATCTACCCTTGTATCAGCGTATACAAAAAAACATAAATACAGTATTAAAGAAGTAAGAAACTTCTTTGAGCTGGTCTGTATAGAGGATTATTATCCTCTTATATATGAAGACCCTAAGTATTTCGTAATGAAAGCTGAGTCTACTTCTTAGCTTGTCTAGGCTTCTTATTTTTAAGTGCCTTAGTATACTCAGCTAAGTGAGCTGTAGGATTTAACTTAGGACACATATCCTTGTAACCACACCAGTCACAATACTGGTTCATTTGAGGGAAAAACTCATCCTTTTTTTTCTTCCTAATCTCCCAAATTTTCTGTGTCAGCTTCTTCATGTACATTAAAACATGAGGCTCAGAAAACTTAACATGAACCAATTTGTCCATGTGAGGGTAATAGTGGGATAAGGTTACTGACGAGATTGGTACTGTGTAGAGTACAGATACCGCGTAAGCGTATAGAAGCATTTGAGGGTCATTAAACAATTCCCTTCTAGTAGAGGCTCTTTTACTCGTCTTGTAATCAATTACAAGGTAGCTTCCGTCTGGGCTTTTTACTATACGGTCAATAATTCCATTAACTGCGTATCCTTGTTTAAGTTCAACGGCAAAAAATTGCTCTGTTGAGATTTGTTCACAAGAAGAAAGAGAGTTATTAAATGCAAAAAAGTTGTTTATACACTTCTCAATCTTCATTTCCCGCTCTTTGTCGAAAGTATAGTTAGCTCGCAAGGAATCGGCAATCTCGTTTAGCTCATCCGTCGTGGTGCTTGCTACACCATCCTCGAAAATCTTATGAATATAAGAACCAAATTGCAAGGCGTCGGTATTGGTAGACTTCTCAGGGAGGTAATCGACGTACTTGAATTTATACTTCAGCTTGCATTCGTCGTAAACCTTTATCTTACTTGGGGATACTTTATTTATAAACATAATTTTAGTCCTTATTAGTTATTATAGCATTTTTTTCTCGGTAATAGCGCGTTTTTTTGGGGGTTGTGGCTGCTATTATATACTGATGTTCGTCCCAGCCTCCATAATCAAAACTTATCTCTCTGAGCACTTTCCTGAGTTTCAGGAGGCTGGACAGGAATTTCGAGTAAATTCTATATTCACGGACGATAATAAACAGAAGCTATATGTTAATACTGAGAGTGGTCTGTGGACTTGCTTCAAATCAGGGGAAAGGGGGAATCTGATTCACCTCGTGTCCCATATTGAGAATGTCCCGTATGTCTCCGCCCGCAACTTTATGAAAAGAAAGGCATTTGATGCTGGTGCAGACCTATTTGATGTATCTACATTAAACGTAGATAACCAAGCGATTGAGGTTACTCGTACAATTGAAGGTGATAGTAAGGAATGGTTGAAGGTTAACCCTAAATCCGATATCAATTCGCCGAGTAATCTCAAACGTCTTGCGTCTAAGTTCGCCATGGAGCGTAAGTTATCCTCTTTTCAGTTTTACGTAGGACGTACTGGGCGGTATTTTCAACGGATTATTATTCCATATTTTACGGAGAAAGGAAAACCTTTTTATTTTCAAGCGCGGACGCTGGTAAATCGTGACCCTAAGTATTTAAATCCAAGTAAGGGTCTTTATGGTATTAAGACATCCGAAATTTTGTACCCATACGATAAAACTAAAGAGTATGTTATGGTTACCGAAGGTCCTTTAGACGCCATGTCCCTCCGTGCAGCAGGATTCAATGCTACTTGTACACAAGGCTGTAAGATGTCTACAATCCAAGCTAAGGAGCTTAAAGGTAAGAGGGTCATCCTCGCCTATGATAATGACGAAAGTGGAAGAGAGGGCTTCTATGAGGCTCGTAAAAGAATGCTAGCACAAAGAAACAAAGACATATACTCCCTAACACCGCCAAAGGAATTCAAAGATTGGAATGATTTCTGGATAGCTTCAAAAAGAAGGGATTTCGAAACCTATATTTATGCCAACATCTTTAAAGCAGATTGGGAATTAGATGCTACCTCGCTATTAACTTAAATCTAGGGCTGACGATAGTTTCCCCTGCGACATCATACCGGACGGCTACTTCATAAACCCCCATGGCTCCGCCAAGTTGCTCATCAGTGTAGAAAGGCGCAATCGTATTTGTATCCCATACATAACTTATCGTTCCTTGGCTATCAATAGACACTCCTTCCGAGGTAAATCCGCCGACTGTACCAGTTCCTGTAAGTTGGACTCGACTATCCAAAATCGGACTTTCGTTCAATTTAGTAATACTGATTTCTGGGTTGGATAGTAAGGAGCCTGTTTCCATTAGATTTCGTAAGCTCTGTTGGATAGGTTCATTGTCCACGACAATTTGCGTCTGGATTTGGAGCCTTTTCTTGCTTCCTAGTTGTACGTATCTCTGAATCAATTTATTGGTAGTAGTAACTTCAAGTGGTTCTGTGGTGCCGAACGCATTTGCCGTATCCATACTGAAAGTGTTTACATAAATCTGAGCTCTAGAACCTTCAGTATGGACAATAGTCCAAATATCAATATATCCCCCGGTTGCAGAAGCGCTGTTGTTGTACCTCGGGTCCCATGTTGCTCCCGCGCTAGTGGGGAAGTAGACTCCGCTAGGCTGGAGAATCACACTGAAATGACCCGGCTTACCGTGTTTCGCGCCCCCGAAAATAGAGCTGGCTGAGTACCTTAAATCTCCTGCATAAGTGGTCTCGGCAACACAAGCACTTACATTAGCATCAAACCCAATTCTGTTGCCTAATGAATCTCGCTTGTAGTTATGAAATACTATGTTAGTAGCTGTTGAGCTAACTAACCCATAATTAGTATCCCCGGGAGTTTGGTTTACGTATGGGGATGCCGTCCCAAAGTCAGTGTTAGGGAAAATCTGAACTGAGCAGACCTGAAAAGGGTCATTTAGCTCCCCCGCAACATAATTGAAGAAGTCCAGTTTAGCTGGAATGATAGGTGAAGGTCTATTGCCTCTTTGGATTACAGTAACGCCGTTGAATTTAGTCATCTCTTACTTATTTAGGGAGTTAAGAGACGCTTTCTCTCTTTGATTCTCTTCAATTAATAAGTCCAAAAACTCATCCCGCTCCATGGCAGGCATAAGCATCACATCTCGGTAACTGAACCTCGCATGTTTTACTAAGTAGTAAGCTTCTGTCGCTAGACCGGAGATTCGGGCGTCTAGCTCACTGAGAAAAAAGATTCAGTGAACGGAATAAGACTTTCCGCTACCTCTCCGCAATTTGCACACTCAAACGACATGGCTTTATTCATACCATACCGGTCTTTTGAAATGTGTTCACGAAAGTATGCCAAATCTTTTACAGTAGTAGCTTCAAAAAAAGCTTTTAATACTTTCTGCTCACTGTACTCACCAACGGACAATGCAAAGCGCCATAGGTTATCGATTAGTTTTTCAGCACTATCGAAATACTTTTCATCTTTACAGCGAGGGCTAACAAACTTAACTACCTGTTGAGTATCTGGTAGGGTAATTTCAAAGGGCTCTTGGTAATCATCCTCTGTGTATTTAACGGGAACCTCTGAAATATTAACCGTTAACTTGTTATTTGAAGCGCAACTACCACATTCTGCTGTAATCGTGTATTCATCACCATAAGAAATCTCGCGAAGCTTAAAAAGAATATAATTTTTATCTTCCAAGGTCATAGCCTCGTAGTCTAAGCCTTCTACACAGTCGTCAATAAGGGAGTTAATAACCTTAGTTCCGTGTATTGCATTCTTAATACCACGCAACTTACGTTCTTGTGCAAAGGTAAAGGGTTTAATCATAATACTTTCATCACAATCAACATACGCCTTTCCTCGGGAAGGAAGTTTCAAAGGTCTCCAATCTTGGGTTTCTGTAACATTAGACAGAAGATTAGCTACCGCATCGGATAACTTACCATCAAAATGTTCTTTTGCTTCCGGAACCTCTCCAGGTGTAGAGTGTTCTTTATGAATAGGAGTGACGGGCTCAGTTTGAGGTCTGTTGGCTACGGGCGCTTCCGGAACACTTACTCCTTCTTCCGGCTTTGCACCTGCGGTCTCCATATGTTCTCTTGCGAGCTCTATAAGACTTTTTTCTTTTTCGGGTTTTGACATGTTTAATTAAAATAGTTGGGAACTATTATACTATAATAGTGATATGCTAAAAATTATTGTTGAAAATAATGTTTCTTTTCTAAAAACAAGCAATAAAAAGCTTTTAACAACTTTAAAAAAGAAATATAGCGCGAAGGTTCCTGGCTACAATTACTCCGCTGCCTACAAAAAAGGCGGGTGGAGTGGGGAGAAGCACTTTTTCTCTGACAAAACAGGGAAATTCGGAACCGGTCTTTTATCTCATATTGAGGAAGACCTCACTTATTTAGGGATGGACTATGAAATAGAGGATTTACGGGTTACTACCCACTCTGACGATATCTCTTTACCCGGGATAACCTTACGGGATTACCAAGAATCTATGGTCAGGAAGGCTTTAAATGCTAAAGGGTGTATTATTAAGGCGCCTACGGGCGCGGGAAAGACTCTTATCTTGGGAGGATTGCTTAAAGCTCTAGAAGGGAAAACCGGTCTAATCTTTTTTACCAAGAAGCAGCTACTTAAACAAACGTATGATGAGCTTAGAGAATGGGGAATTGACGTAGGTCTAGCCTTCGGGGACGGAGTAATACTCAAACCCATGACCTTATGTACCGTTCAGTCCATTGACAAGGTTATTGATACCCACCTCAAGCAGTCGGACTTCATCATCTTTGATGAGGTGCATGAGTTCGCCAAAGGAAAGGTTGCGACTAAGGTTATAAAGTCTTTTCCTAATGCTGCTTATAGGATTGGCATGACAGCCACAGTACCCCGAGACCCTATGAGTCGTCTAAATCTGATATCGGGGTTAGGCGGGGTCATAGAGGAGGTGGATGCTAAAGGTCTTATTGACGAAGGATTCCTTACCGAACCCCTTATTCAGATAATCCCTGTAAAGGATACGGGGACGGTGGAGGATACGGAGCTCTCTTACCGCGAGGTGTACGAAAAGTTTGTTACAGAGAACGATATACGTAACGATATTATCGTAGAATTAGTAGAAAAGATACAACAAAAACAATCTAGAACACTTATAATAGTTAAAGACCTTAAACATGCTGAGATTTTGCACGCAAGAATCCCTAACTCCTTTAAATTGGAGGGGAAAGATGACCTAGCTACTCGGAAAAAGACCATCGACGCGTTTAAAGACGATAAAGTCTCAGTTT